GGAGGAAGGCACACCCGTGGGCTTTGGCTACATTGCCATCATGAAGAGCCCCCAGCTCTACATTGACAAGCTCAGCCAGGTAATTCTGGAAAACAGCATGATGAGCGCGAAGCCCCGCTTTATGGTCAAGAAGGCTGCCGGCATCAATGAGGACGAGCTCCTGGACTGGTCCAAGCCCCTTGTCTACTACGAGGGCGACCCGGCCAACATCCAGCCCCTCCAGGTGCAGCAGGTGGGCAGCAACGTAATCAATGTGCTGCAGATGAAGATAGACGAGCTCAAGGAGACCAGCTCCAACCGCGACGTCTCCCAGGGCTCCAGCTCCGGCGGCGTTACAGCTGCGGCGGCTATTGCAGCTCTCCAGGAGGCGGGCAACAAGACCAGCCGCGACATGATAGCCAGCGCGTACCGCTCCTTTACTCAGGAGTGCTACCTGGCAATCGAGCTCATCCGTCAGTTTTACGACGAAGAGAGAACATTCCGTATCGTGGGCGAGGCCGGCAAGTTCGAGTACATCAGCTACTCAAACGCAGGGCTGCAGGGCCAGGAGCTTCCTCCCGCATATCCCGGCCAGGAGCATGAGGTGGGCTACAGACCCGCGACCCGAGTACCCGTATTCGACGTTGTGGTTAAGCCTCAGAAGCGCTCTCCCTATTCCAAGATGGCGCAGAACGAGCTGGCCAAGGAGCTTTACCAGATGGGCGTATTCAATCCTCAGCTGGCAGAGCAGACCCTGGGCATGCTGGAAATGATGGACTTCGACGGCATGGAGAAGGTGAAGGAGCGCGTACAGCAGGGCCAGACCCTTCTCAACCAGATGCAGCAGATGGCCCAGCAGATGCAGAAAATGGGCCTCATAATCTATCAGCTCACCGGCCAGGACGTGCTGGGCATGGGCGCACAGCCTGGGGCGGAAAATCCCGCAGCACAGGCGAGTGCTCCCACGGGCGGTGACAGCATGGCCCATGCGCAGAAGAACGCGCAGACGGCGAATATGACCGCCTACGGTGAGAGATTGGCAGCCAGGGCTAAGCCTGACATGAACAGCCAATGATTAACGTCTGGTACACACTCAATTCCAAGGGCCACAAGCTGCGCATTAATGGCCACGCCGACTACGACACCGGCGGACGCGACATTGTATGCGCGGCTGTGAGCTCCATTAGCTTCGCCCTGCTGGGCTTTTTGGAGAACAACGCCAACGAGACCAGCGACTACTACCACCAGCGGGACAGCGGCTATCTCACGATACGCAGCTGCACCGGCGAGAAGGTGAACGCCGCCTTTGAAATGGCGGTTATAGGGCTGATGCAGATAGCCAACAAATACCCCGATAACGTGAAAGTTGACATATCCGCAACCGGCGGTGACTCACGGGAAGAGACCGCGAATTATTGAAAGGAGCATGGATTACATGCGACACAGCAAACCCATTTTGCTCGACATTGACCTGCACCTGTTTGACGGTGCGGCAGGAGGCGCGGCCGCCGGTGACGGTGGCACAGCCGCGCAGGGCAGCGAGAGCGCATTGCCAAAGGCTGACACGAGAAACCGCGGAAGCAGCCGCCGCGGAAAAACGGGCGCATACGACAACGTAGTTTTCGGCATCCAGGGAGAGGCCACTCCCGCTGCCGGCAGCTCCGTTTCTCCCGCCGCCGGGGAGAGCAAGGACCAGGGCAAGGTCAAAACCGGAGTGGAAAGCACTTCGGACAGCCTTGAGGCGAAGCGAAAAGCATTCAGGGACCTTATCAAGGGAGAGTACAAAGACCAGTACACCGAGGAGTTCCAGACCGCTTTTAATCGACGCTTCAAGGACATGCAGGGCATGGAGGACAGCCTGAACGCACAGAAGCCCATTATAGACATGCTCATGCAGCGCTATAAGGTGACTGACGGCGACATGGCAAAGCTCCAGACAGCCCTCGAACAGGACGACGCCTATTGGGAGGAAGCCGCCGACAAGGCAGGCCTCACAGTGGAGCAGTACAAGGCCATGCAGAAGCTGGAGCGCGAGAATGCGGAGCTTAAAGCTATCCGCCAGCGCCAGCAGGGACAGCAGATGGCGCAGCAGCAGATGAACCAGTGGTATGCCGATGCCGAGAAGGTGAAGGAGATTTACCCCTCCTTTGACTTCCGCACAGAGGCGCAGAACAAGCAGTTCACTGACCTGCTGAGAGCCCGAGTACCCATGCAGCAGGCTTATGAAATCATCCACATGGAGGAAATCAAGGCCAACACCGCTAAAGCCGCCGCACAGAGCGCCGGCCAGCAGATGGTGGCCAAGATACAGAGCAAGGCTTCCCGACCCCTTGAAAACGGCACATCCGCACAGAGCGCCGCAATCGTAAAGAACGACGTGCACAACCTCAGCAAGAAGGATAGAGCTGAGATAGCACGCCGGGCACAGCGAGGGGACAAAATCGTTTATTAATTCAAGTGTCCCCCGCCAATTATGAAAGGGGATAAAAACTATGTTTACCGAGTACAGACTTATCAACATCGACCTTCAGCTTTTTGCTGACATGAACACCCAGGTTACCTCTTCCGAAGGCCTCACCGACGGTATGAAAACCTACTACAGCGACTACCTCATCGACCTGGTAGAAGCTGAGCTGGTCCACGACCAGTTTGCGCAGAAGCATCCCATCCCTCAGCATGGCGGCAAGACCATCGAGTTCAGACAGTGGGACACCCTGCCTGAAATGACCGCGCCCATTACCGAAGGCGTGACCCCCGACGGCCAGAGCCTTTCCATGAGCACCATCGAGGCTACCGTAGAGCAGTACGGCGGCTACGTTACCGTATCCGACATGCTGGAGCTGACCCACATCGACCCCGTTGTGGTTCAGGCTACCAAGGCTATCGCCTCCCAGGCTGGCCGCTCCCTGGACACCATCACCCGCGAAGTCCTCAACTCCGGTACTGTTGTTCAGTACGCAGAGGGCCAGGTAGACAGCCGCGCAGCTCTCGCCTACACCAGCAAGGAGAGCAACCACAACCTTACCGTGGCTGCCATCAAGAAGGCCGTACGCTTCCTGGAGAGCCAGAACGCTCCCAAAATCAACGGCTACTACGTGGGTATCCTTCATCCCTTCACCAAGTACGACCTGATGAACGACCCCGAATGGCAGAAGCCCCACCAGTACTGCGACACCGAGAACATCTACGCCAACGAAATTGGCGAGATTGCCGGCGTTCGCTTCGTACAGTCCACCCGCGCTAAGAAGTTCGAGGGCGCAGGCGCTTCCGGCGCTGACGTTTACTCCACCCTCATCCTTGCCGACGATGCCTACGGCGTAACCGAAATCACCGGTGGCGGCCTGGAGCACATCGTTAAGCAGCGCGGTTCCGCCGGTACTGCTGACCCCCTGAACCAGCGCAGCACTATCGGTTGGAAGGCTACCAAGGTAGCTGAGCTTCTCGTACCTCAGTACGTTGTACGTATTGAGACCACCGCAACTCCCTGATAAGACCGAGTAAGGGCGGAGGGGAGGTGGGAGGACATTCCACCTCATCCACCGCTTGCGCGGTCCCCCTTCTCCTCATAGGAGAAGGTTAAATAGGTAGACGGAGCGGCAGACGCTCCCTACAATAGTGCCCCTCTCCGCTTTTTTCCTCCTTCTTCTTCTTTTCTTCACGGGGAGGGGCAATCTTTAATACGGAGGTATAAAAACATGGCAGAAACCAAGAAAGCAGCCGCTCCCGAAGTTCTGGACGGCGACGAATACGTAGATTACATGGCACCCCTGCTGCCCGGCAAGGTACAGAAGGACATTTTCTGCGCTGTGAACGGCGAGACAGTCCTTATCAAGCGCGGCGTACCTGTAAAGGTAAAGCGCAAGTTCGTGGAGGCACTGAACAACGCATCTGCCCAGCAGTTTGCGGCCTACAGAGCTATGGAGGACATCCGCAAGCAGGGCAGCAAGCCCGCAGGCAACATGTGACAACGAGATATTACCGCGAGATTAGACTTTACTCTATGACACGGCATAGGGACGGATAGCTTTACTGAATAGGCAGGGCTGTACGTCCCTTTTTTCATTCGTAGGAGGTGAGAAAAATACCTATTTTTACATCTTCATTGGGCAAGGTGGAGCACCTGAGCCCACAAGAGGCCGTAAAGAGCATGGCCAGCTATATACGCAGCATGCAGGAGACCCTGGAATACCGGCTTTACAACCTGGAGAGCGGCAACATATCCGAGATTGACGCCTCTGTGACGCCCATCGTGGTGAACGGCGAGGACGTGAACAAGGTTATAGAGGGCGTGAACGGCAGTTTTGCCCAGCTGGAAATGACCGTGGACGGCTTCCGAACCACTGTGGGCCAATACGGCAAGGCTGTGGAAGGCTACGAGGGCGAGCTGGAGCTGCTGGTAGACGAGGTGGCGAACTACGGGAGCGCTGTTAGGCAGTACGACGCGCAGGTATCCACGTTCAACCAGACCGTAGGCGGCTTTACTACTACGGTGCAGGGTTACGACAAGACTGTACTTGGGTATACCGAGGAGCTGGCGGGGCTCATAACCCAAGTGGCAGGCTATGACCAGGCTGTAAAACAGTACGATGCTCAGGTATCCACGTTCAATCAGACGGTCGGTGGCTTTACTGCTACAGTGCAGGGCTATGACAAGACTGTGCTGGAGTACACTGACGAGCTGGGCAAACTTACTACTCAGGTGGCGGGGTATGGCGAGGCCGTGAAGCAGTATGATGCGCAGGTATCTACCTTTAATCAGACGGTCAGTGGCTTCCACACCAGCGTGCAGGGCTACGACAAAGCCGTACTTGGGTACGCGGACCAGCTGGTCAGCCTCACTTCCCAGGTGAGCGGCTACAACCAGGCGGTAGAGCGCTACGACGCCCAGGTATCTACCTTTAGCCAGGACGTAAATGGCTTCCATTCGACTGTGCAGGGCTACAACACCACTGTGCTGGGCTATACCGACCAGCTGGCGGCGCTGAACAATGAAATCCTGGGCTACAAGGGCGCTGTGAACAACTACGACGCCCAGGTGTCCAGCTTCAACCAGACCGTAGGCGGCTTTAATGCCACGGTCATAGGCTACAAGGAAGCGGTAGACGGTTACGCGGCTGAGTATTCCTCCATGCGGCAGACGGCCGAAGGCTTCACCAACACTGTGGCCGAGGTGAACGGCAAATACTCGGAAATGCAGCAGACCGTAGGCGGCTTTAATGCTACGGTACAGGGCGTAGGCGAGCAATACGCGGCCATGAAGCTGACCGTGGACGGCCTCACTGTTACGGACGTAGACGGCACGACCCGCATAAAGGGCAGCAGCATCGAGACGGATACGCTCTATGTAAAGGCGGCGAATATCGAGGGCACGCTTACAGCTGAGCACATTGACGCAACGGATTTGAAGGTGGCTGCGGCGAACATCACCGGCGAGCTGACGGCAACGAAAATGCAGGGCGAGCAGATAGATATTTACGATGGGTCAGGCGTTTTGATGGGTACTTTCCGAAAAGTATTGGATAGGTTTACCGTAGCCGGTATAACGGGCGCTATGCTGGTGTTCCTGGGCAGCTCGGAGTCACCAAGGATAAATTGCCCGGGTACATTTGCCGCGGACTACCTTATATCTGCTTCGGGCTCCGGCATACTCTCTGACCGCGACTATAAGAACAGCATAGAGGAGCTGCCGGATAAATACCTGGATATGCTGGCGAATGTTACGCCCCGCCGCTTCAAGCTGAATAACGGCACCTCCGACAGATACCACGTAGGTTTTATAGCCCAGGAGGTAGAGGAAGTAATGCTGGCGGCCGGCATAGACAGCCAGGAGTTCGGCGGCTTCGTAAGGGACTACGACGAGGAAGGCGAGGAGATATGCATGCTCCGATATGAGGAGTTTATCGCTATCCTGGTTGCAAAAATAAGACAACTGGAGGTCCGAGTGACCGCTATGGAGGTGTGAGCACATGAACGAGGCAGCAAAGCACATTGAGCAGGCTTATGGCTACCTTTCCAAGCTGAGCGTAAGCGGCGACGCCGTGGAGCTGCTGGCATTGGCCAGGGTGGAGCTGAGAGAGGCACATAGGCTGGCCAGTGAACACAAGGAAAGTGAGGCGGAGGCTATTGGACAGACTGATTGAAATTAAGGTAAGCGGCAGCCATCTGAGCAAGGACAACCTCTACGCGGGCGTGCAGGGCGAAAGCAACGCTACGGCGATGCGCATTGAGTTCGACGAGAGCTGGGACGGCTACGCGAAAACCGTGGTGTTCTGGAACGCCAGGGGCGAGAACCCCGTGAAGCGGACCCTCACCGCGGACCTGCTGGAGGACATTACCCAGAGCAGCCGCATTTACCTTTGCGCGATACCCGGCGAGCCCCTGGAGGAGGGCGGAGAGTGCACCATCATTATTGACGGCTACGCGGAGGGCAAGCGCCCCAGGTCGGTACCCGCCAAGCTGAAGGTAAGACCCGCACCCGACAGCGACAGAGCCGGCGAGCCGGTGGACCCCACGCCTACCCAGGCGGAGCAGCTGCAGAAGCAGATAGACGGCCTCATGGGGGATATTCAGGCCCAGGCGATAATTGCCCATGACGCGGCGACGGCAGCCGGCGGACACGCCCAGGCGGCGGCCGCCAGCGAAACCAATGCCCAGCAGGCGGCTGCAGATGCCCAGGCAGCCCAGGCGAGTGCAGACGCGGCCAAAGATGCGGCGGCGGGCAGCGCAGCCCAGGCGGCATCCCTGGCGCTGAGCGCGGCGAACAGCGCAGAGGCGGCATCTTCCGGCGCGTGGGCGGCGAACAACAGCGCGGAAAGGGCTATGGCCAGCGAGACCAACGCGGCAGCATCCGCCCGAGAGGCATATAACAGCGAGCAGTCGGCTATGGCGAGAGCCCAGGAGGCAGAC